GCTGAGCAAGTTTTAGCAGCTGCTCAAGCACAATTCCAAAAAAATCAATCAGATGAAAACTTTATAAGGTTACAAGAAGCAAAAAACGAATTGTTAGCAGTAGAAGCACAAGTAACAGGTTTTTTAAGTGAACAAAAAGTCAATGATTTAGCTCTTGAAAGAGAAAGACAAGAGTTAGCACAATCTAATATTGATGCAGAAGCAGAACGAAACATATCACAACAACAATTTTTAGCAGAACAAATAGAGGGAGAGTTTTTAAGATTACAAGCACTACAAGATGTAGCAAACCAAGAAGCACAAATAGAAGAAGAAAGATTAACAAACAAAAGAAATCAATTTCAAAAAGGCACACAAGCATTTGCTGATGCAAATAATGAACTACTAGCTTTCCAACAACAAAATGCACAAGAACAAATTAAAATTGAAAAAGATTTAGGAAAAGCAAAGGTTGAACAGACAAGCCAAGCTCTTGGTGCGTTAGCGACTATTGTCGGCAAAAATAGTAAGTTTGGAAAAGCAATAGCAGTAGTACAAGCAATTAGAGATACATTTGCAGGTGCTAACACAGCATTAAAAGCTAGTCCACCACCTTTTAACTTTATAGCAGCTGCAGCAGTAGTGGCAGCAGGTTTTGCAAATGTTAAATCTATTACATCGACAAAAGACCCTGCACCCCCATCTGGACTAGGTGCTGGAACATCTAGTGGTGGTAGTGTAAATGTTCCAACTCCACAAGCACCTGCATTCAATATAATTGGTGCAAGTCCAGAGAATCAATTAGCTGAAACATTGGCAACACAAACACAGAAACCTGTGAAAGCATTTGTAGTGGCAGGAGATGTATCAACAGCACAAAGTTTAGATAGAAACATAATAGAAGAAAGTTCATTAGGATAAACAAAAAAAGTAAAATTAAACGATATATAATTATGAAGATAGTAGAATTAATCTTAGATGACAACGAAGATTTAACTGGTATCGAAGCAATAAGCATAGTAGAGAATCCTGCAATAGAAGAAGATTTTATAGCTTTAAAAGCAGAGATTCTTGCACTAAAACAAGTAGATAAAGAAAAGAAAATATTGCTTGGTGCTTTACTTGTACCTAACAAACCTATATATAGAAAAAATGGAGACCAAGAATATTACATTTATTTTTCTAGGGAAACAGTAAGAAAAGCATCCCAAATTTATTTACAAAAAGGCAATCAAAACAATTCTACATTAGAACACCAACATACTATTAAAGGTCTTACCCTAGTGGAGAGTTGGATTGTAGAAGATACTAAAAAAGATAAAACAGCACTATATGGATTAGAGTACCCAGTTGGTACTTGGGTTGGTGCTGTAAAAGTTAACAACGACCAAATATGGGAAGAATTTGTTAAGACAGGTAAAGTAAAAGGATTTTCAATAGAGGGGTATTTTGCTGACAAAGCAGAAAGACCAAAAGACCAAACCATAAATGACTTAGCAAAGATAGAGGAGGAAGAAGCACAAGAATTATTATCACAAGTACGAGGTATAATTAGAAACGACAAAAGATATAAGTCAGGTAAAAGATTAATATTTGAAAGTTTTAGTGATTACCCAGATGCAGTAAAGAATAATGCTAAAAGAGGTATTGAACTTAATAAAAAAGTAAACAATAAATGTGCTACTGATGTAGGCAAGATTAGAGCACAACAATTAGCACAGGGAAAAGCAATAAGTGAACAAACAATATCTCGTATGTATTCATTCTTGTCAAGAGCAGAAGAATACTACAAACCAGAGGATAAAGAAGCGTGTGGTACAATATCATATTTATTGTGGGGTGGTCTTGCAGGTAAAAGATATGCAGAAAAAAAACTTAAAGAGTTAGGTAAGTTAGAATTGTATAGTGAAAAGGTCAATGATGACTTTGCAATTATTATGGATAGACTTGCTTATTCATCCAAAGAGATGGCAGAAAAGATAGCCAAAGACATTGGATGTGATGGCATACACGAACACGAGTTTGAGGATATGACTTGGTATATGCCCTGCGAAAAACACGCTTTAAATGAAGAAGAATTTCAAAAATACAAATGTCCAAAAGGTTACATAAAAGATTATCAAAAGCATAAGTGTGTAAAAAAAAAAGATAATTATGCCGAGATAGGAGAAAGAGGTGGTATAAGAAAAAGTCCAAAAGCACCAAAGTCAGACACACCCAATCCAAGACCAAAAGGCAAAGGAACAGCAAAAGGAGATGCTTCTACAAGTAGGGGTGCAAAAGTAAGCAAGAAAGATGAAGCAACTTTGCAAAAAAAATCTGATGATTTTAACAAAAGATACAAAGACAAATTAGGTTATGGTGTAACAATCGGACAACTCAAAGCAGTTTTCCAAAGAGGACTTGGTGCATTTAATGTTTCACATAGTCCACGAATACAATCCCCAACAGCTTGGGCACAAGCAAGAGTAAATGCTTATTTGTATTTAGTAAGAAATGGCAGACCACAAAATCCTAAATACACAGGAGATTTTGATTTGTTACCAAAAGGACATCCCAAAAGCAACAAGAAATGAAATTACCAAGTTATACAAGTCCGAAAGGTGGTCGTAGAGCTTGTCTGTGCAAAGATGGATTAACATACAAAATAGAATGTTGCACAGGAGAATTACACGCACAGGGCATTGGTGCGTTAAAAGGTGGTAGTAATTCCAATATAAATGGAATATCACGAACAGGATAAAAATGCAAAATAAATTTAATAAAGCGATATATAGTTATGAAAGCGACAGAAGTATTAAAACAAGTTAAAAACATTCTTGGTGTTGAGTTATCTGATATTCAATTAGCAGAACTTAAACTTGAGAATGGAACTGTTTTGGAAGCAGAAGTTTTTGAAACAGGTAAAGAAGTTTTTATAAAAACTGAAGATGAAAAAGTTGCTCTACCAGTTGGAGAGTACGAACTTGAAGATAATCGAATCTTAGTTGTCGAAGAAGAAGGTATGATTAAAGAAATCAAAGCCCAAGAAGAAAAAGAAGATGAAGAAGAAGACAAAGAAGAAATGAGATATGTAACAAGAGAGGAGTTCAGAAAAGAAATGGATGAGCTCAAAGATATGGTAGAAAAGATGATGAAACCAAAAGATAAAGAGGAGATGTCATCTGATTTACAAGAACAAGTATCTTTAGCAGTTACAGAAGTTTTAGATAGCGAAACAAAGGAAAAAGAAGACCTTAAAAAGGAACTTTCAAAACCAGCAGCAGAGCCACTAAAACACAGTCCTGAACAAGAGAAATCAAGTAAAGGTTTTCAGTTTGCAAAAAACAGAAGAATGTCAACACTTGACAGAGTAATGGAACAAATAATAAATAAATAAATAATAATAATTATGGCAGTTTTAACACACGTTAATAATGATGTTGTAAGAATCAAAAATGATGTTGATGCAGTGTCAGCAGCAGTTACACTTACAGCAGCAGATAGTGGTAAATGGTACGAACTTGCTGCATCAGCAGGAGTAACAGTAACATTACCAGCAGTAGAATCTGGACTTAATTTTAGATTTGTTGTAGCAAATGCTTTTGATACATCAAATTATATAATTGATAGTGCAGAGGGAGATAATATAGATGGAATCTTAGTAGTAAATGGTGCATCTGTAGCAGCTTCTGGAGAAGACCAAATTAACTTTGTAGCATCAGCAGAATCAATTGGAGATTTTATCGACATTTGGTCAGATGGTAACAAGTGGTATGTTTGGGGTATCGGAAACTCAGCAGGTTCAATTACAGCTACAGACCCAAGTTAATAGATAATAATATAATAAATAAATAAAAAGATATGGCTACTACAACAAGTATAACAACCACATATGCAGGCGAGTTTGCTGGAGAGTACATCGCAGCAGCTTTATTGAGTGGGGTTACATTATCACAGGGTGGTGTTACAATTAAACCTAACATCAAATTCAAAGAGGTAATCAAAAAATTAGCGTTAGATAGTATTCTAAAAGATGCTAGTTGTGATTTTGACCCAACCTCAAACGTAACATTAACAGAAAGAATCTTACAACCAGAGGAGTTTCAAGTAAACTTACAACTTTGTAAAAAAGATTTCAGACAAGATTGGGAATCTGCATCAATGGGCTTTAGCCAATATGACAATTTACCAAGCAAGTTTTCTGACTTCTTGATTGCACAAGTTGCAGCAAAGGTTGCTGAGAAAGTAGAACAAAACATTTGGCAAGGTGCTACTGCAAACAATGGAGAGTTTAATGGCTTTCAAGCATTATTAGCAGCAGATAGCGATGTTGTCGATGTATCAGGTACTACACTTTCAGCATCAAATATAATTGCAGAATTAGGAAAAGTAGTTGATGCGATTCCTGGTGGAGTTTACAACAAAGAGGATTTAAAGATTTATATTCCTACAAGTGCAGCTAAGTTTTATATTCAAGCACAAGCAGCTTTAGGTTATAGAGAACTTTATCACGTTGGTAAAACAGATATGAACTTTCAAGGTATTCCATTATTTACATCACCTGGTTTAGGTAATGATAAAATGGTTGCAGCAGAATCATCTAACCTATTCTTCGGAACAGGTCTTTTAAATGATTGGCAAGAAGTTAAGTTAATTGATATGGCTGACATTGATGGTTCACAAAACGTAAGAGTTGTTTTAAGAGGAAGTGCTGGAGTACAACACGGCATCGGTTCTGATATCGTAT